TTTTCTAGAAGGCAATGCCCTTCAATTTATTGGGCGTAATTATGTTTCAACCCTTGCACCGATTGCCACAAAAATAGGTCGTACGCCATCAACAACACGGATTGCATACCAACAGTTTGAACGCATAACGGCAGGTTTTGAATTTATTAACACGGCGACAGTTTCACCTAACGGCTTGGCTAGCCAAACCAGTACTAACGCTACCGCTGTGTCAACATACGGTCCTGCGTTTTATTCGTCGTCAACAGTTGATTACACAACTACGCAGGCCAGCGGTAACGCTGATTGGATTGTCAACAATTTTGACGACCCAACGCAAGAACGGTTTACTTGTTCTTTTAGTGATGTAGCGCAAAACAGCGACGCTTTAGAGTCATGGTTGTATGAATGTTTTAGTTCAAACAACAGAACGGTTAACTTTGAATATCGGCCGCCAAATCAACTTAGCGATTACAGTCAAGACATGGTGATGGAAGGCTATCGAATTAATGTGACGCCTGAGCAAACTACTTTTGATTTGTCGTTTAGTCCGTTGAGTTACTACCAGTTTTTTACGCTTAATTCATCAACTTTAGGTATTTTGGACACCAGTCGACTCGGCTGGTAAAGGAGAACACATTATGGCTATTAAAACTTTTTCATCGGGCGAAGTGCTGACTGCCTCGGATACCAACACCTATTTAAATAACGGTGGGCTTGTGTACATCACTGGCGGTACAGCAACCAACACCGCCGCTACCAATGTGGATTCGGTTTTTAGTTCAACCTATGACAACTACAGAATTGTTTTAGAAATGGCTTCTAGAACGACTTTGCAGTACGGGCTTATTCAATTAAAAACTGCTGGCACTGTCTACACCACTGGCTATCAAGCCGCTGCCAAATGGTTTAACTTGACACTGGCAAACACGCTATTTCAAGATAACGACCAAAGAACAACATCATTCACTGGTGGCCCATCAGGTGACCAGTCGTTGACTCGCTGGGCCATATGGACGCTTGACTTGTCAAACCCAAATAAGGCACAACAAACAGGAATGGTCGGTTCAGGCACAGGCGTAAGAAAAGATGACAACTGGTATTCATACATAAACGGCGGGGTGCAAACAGATGCCGTGTCATTTACGGGAATACGTTTTTTGCCCAGTGTCGGCACATATGACATTCGATACAAAATTTACGGTTACAGGCAGGCATGATGAACCCCAACATTGACATTCACAACGCCGAAACAGGCGAAACAATTAGCCGTGAAATGACTGACGAGGAATACGCCGAGTTACTGGCTTCAGGCTGGACACCAGACGAACCGACAGAACCATGAAAACTCTTGCAGTGATCGCAGCTCTTGCCATTGCACTAATGCTGGTCATCACCAGCTGTAGCGACCGCACTCGAGACAACTGCCAAACCCAACCCACAGCCCAAAGGTGCAACCAATGAAAAAGTACACAAACTCAGAAATTAAAGCCCGACTAATTCTTATCGTGGGTATTGCTTTAGCCGTAGCTTTTCTAGGTTCGACTGCAGCTCTGCTTTACGGCCTGCTGTTTGTGATTCAACCTTTGGAAGTCAGCCCTAATGATGAATCAGCCTGGGCTTTACTGTCACCAATGATGTTGTTTTTAACAGGCGCCCTATCTGGAATCCTTGCTAGTAACGGCCTAAAGGACAAGGGAGAAAAAGACGATGGCAATTAGACCGTACACCGGCAACAAAGACGCTGTACACGCCGCCAAACGTGAAGGTACCAAAGTCTTTGTTGATTACTGTTGCTACCTTTTTGGCGTCACCAACATAGGCATTTTTAACGACAGAAACATGGTTGGGACAACCCCACCAAAGAAATCTGTACATGCCACTTGGCGAGCTGTAGACCTTAAAGGCACACCTGAACAACGGTTGAAACTGATTGACTTCCTATATACCCACCGTGACATTCTGGGCATAGAAGAAATTCACGACTATGCAGGCACCTACAAAAACAACCCCAAAGGCTGGGGCGCTGGCTACCGCTGTGACCGTGACGCCTGGCGTGTGTACGACAAAAACACCATTGGTTCAAAAGGCGCCCAATGGGTGCATGTCGAAGTCTCACCGTTACTAGCCGACCACCCTGATGTCGTTCACCATGCTTTCAAAACTATTATGGGTGCTTGACATAGACCTACCGAATCGGTAGACATAGCCCGACCTGACCCCGACTGAAGGACAAACCAAAATGAATGTGAAACGTTTTTTAGGGCTAGCCCTATTTACCTACCTAATGTGTGCGGCGTTTGCGGTAGTGAACCAAAAAGACACGCCACCCCAAACCTACGCTGTAGTACCGGCAACAATTAGCCTGGGCGACTTGTCACCCCAACAGCTGCAGGACCGTGCCGTAGAGCTGACAACCACTACTAGCACCACCACTTTGACACAGCCCACCACACGTGTGGCTTATGTTGACCCAGCAACCAAATGCCAGGAATGGTTGCCTGTCGCTGTTTCGGTTGGCTGGCCCAACAACACCGAAACATTAGAGAAGTTAGGCAGGCTCATTTGGAAAGAATCAAGGTGCCTAAATGTCAACCATTTGCACCCCAATTTTAACGGTTCCGACCACGGATTGGTGCAGGCAAATATTGTGCATAAACGCTGGGCAGAAGAATTATTTAACATGCCGTTTGAAGAATCCATGTCAGACCCAACACTCAACCTGCGTTTCGGTTTCCTGCTCTATGACGCCACAGCAGAAACAGGTGCCTGCGGTTGGAAGCCTTGGAGAATGTGTTAGCAAATGTTCAATGTTGACCGTCCCGACTGGCAACAATTAGCGGCATGTCGAGGCATTGACACAAACCTGTTTTTTCCTAGCAACGCCCAAGAGTCAGCCCAAGCCAAAGCCATAATCAAACCTTTATGCGAATCCTGTTTAGTGTTTCAAGAATGCTACGCCTACGCCGTGTCATTCCCTGAAAAGGCTTTACAAGGCATTTGGGCCAACACCACAGACAACGACCGGCGCCGTATCCGCTACAGTGCCACACCAGTTGGCTATCGTACAAAACAACCCGACTAATGAAAGGCCCGACATGAACCAACAATTAGCAGAAATGACAGCTGCTATAACCAAAGCCGAAATCACTATGAAAGCGGCGGCTTGGCAACTTGAAGCGCAAAAAACCGACATTGAAATGCTCAGAAAAGCCCTTTTTGAATTGGCTTATGTCGCCGAAGAAAACGGCATTTACCTGTCAAATCTCACTAAATCGACACAAGACACAATTGTGGCTATGCGTTTAGGTGGTTTTAAATGAACGTTGTTTTATGTCAAGAATGTCAAATGGAATTGCACCACCATGACACACGCCTGCAACCAATCCTGAAGGGCATATGTTTGGAATGTGGCCACAAAGGTAACTGGGAAGGTTTAACCCAAGCCGAGCGTGCCAGGTGCAATGACCTGTTGAACTATTTACGCATGACGCCTGAGCAACGGCGAGCATTTGACAGAAACTTGGGCAGCTGATGGACCTTACAAACTATGTCGACGTACCAGAGCGTTTTCGCCAGGCATTACAACGCTGGCCTGAATTACGGGTAATGGAAAACCGCCCCGAAATTATTACCATTGCAGACAAAACTTTTATATCGGTCACCATGCAAATTTGGCGTACACCTGACGACCCGATACCGGCACAAGCAACCTGCTTTGAACCGTTCCCAGGCAAAACCAGTTTTACCCGTGATAGCGAACAAATGAACGCTTCGACTTCTTGCCTGGGTAGGTGTTTAGGTCTTATGATGTCGTTTGGCCCGAAGATGGCGAGCGCCGAAGAAGTACGCAACCGCCAACCCGACACGGTAGCCCCAGCAGTGCTTGTCAAACAGCCTCAAAATGCGCCCAGACAGGCGCTAGGCGCAAATGCGAGCAATGCACCATCTGAAGCCCAATTGAAGTACCTACGAGGTTTAAATTGGGAAGGCCCAGTACCCGAAACTAGAGCTGAAGCCACGGCCCTAATTAAAAGGCTGGCACCGTAATGGCCGCAGTAGTGACTTTGACTGACGCACAAATGGCTGTTGCTATAAAAGAAGCTGAACGCCGCATGGAATCAGGCCGCAATCAGACTTCACGAACATTTACAGGCGTAACGCTTACTGAAGAGTTAAAGCAACAAATAGATGTTCTTGGCGCTGTCAGTGAACTTGCTGTGTCACTCTATTTGCGCTTGCCTTGGACAGGCAAAGGCAATCTAGGCGCTAGTGACGTTGACGGTTACGAGGTTCGAAGCAGTCAACGAAAAGCAGGCAAAGACTACTATTTGTATATTCGTGAATACGACAAAGACGCTGTGTATATCTACTGCGTAGTTGACGGGCCACAAGTAGTAATTGCAGGCTGGGCGACAGCTGCAGACGTCAGAACTAAAGGCCGTCTGCTGTATGAAGATAACCAATGCTACGGATTACCCAGGAAAGACCTGTACCCAATGGAAAAACTGCAATGAAAGAGTCCTATTTCCAATCGCAAGTAATCATGTTGGCTAAGTTGCACGGCTGGCTAGTTATGCACACCCGTGCTGTGGAAATCCGCCCAGGTGTGTGGAAAACACCGTTAACCGGTCACCCTGGCTTCCCTGATCTAGTCCTGTGCCATGCTGATCGAGGCGTCATATTTGCCGAATTAAAAAGCAGTATTGGGACACTATCTACCAGCCAAGAATTATGGTTCAGCAGGTTGTCCTCAGCTGGTATGGAAGTCCACGTGTGGCGGCCTAAAGACATAGATTTCATAATTACCCGACTAGCCAGGAGACCCGACCATGACTGAATTCATGCAACCCATCAACCCAATCCGTATTTGGACTAAAGGTAGCAACCACCGCTTTGCCCACAATGTGTTTGCTATCGCTATATCAAA